GTATGAATACAAACGTTAAACGGTTTAGTTATGGATGTGGTACTAATAAACATGCGTTTAATTATGGATGTGGTATGAATACAAACGTTAAACGGTTTAATTATGGATGTGGTAAACAACGTTTTGGCGAAGAATCTTCTAATTTAGATGTACGTTTAGATATTATTTAAACATGAAGAATATAAATAAATAATAAAAGAAATATTAATGAATACTACTATTTCTTTAACATTTGAACAATACATGTATACACAATTATGTACTATTTTTAAAAAATATACATCTAAAACACTACTTACAAAAAATATTAAAAATATTATAAATACTATTCTTAAAGAATTTGTATTATTAAAAAAACAAGAACATTCAAAAGAAGATATTTATTTTTTAGCACGTAAAATTTTATATAATATGAAACACGGCGAAGTGTCTTATATTATAGAAAATTTAATTTCTGGTAATTGGGATTCTACTTCTTTTATATACATGTCTCATGATGAATTATCACCACTTAAAAAAGAATGGCGTATGAAAATAAAAATGCAAAAATTTCATAAAATGGAATTATTTTTAAAATCACAAGATTCTATTCTTGGATCATCTAATGGTTTATTACAATGTAAAAAATGTAAAAGTACACACACTACTTATTCGTTATTACAAACACGATGTTCTGATGAACCAATGACTGTTTTTGCATATTGTTATGATTGTAGTCATAGATGGAAATTTTGTTAAATTTATACAGTTTCTTCTTCGTCTACTACATTATCATCCAATTGTCCTAGAATCCATTTTTTTGACATGACATCCCATACAAGAATAGAACCTTCTTTTAGATCAGCAACATTAAAAACGACATCTTTCAGTGATGAAGACAAATACAAAGAATCCATTTTCAACATTTCAGCAGATATTTCTTGTTGTAAAACTGTAAGTTTTGTTTCTAGTTCAGAAACCATACTTTTTAATTCAGATACATAACTTTCAAACACATCTTCTATTTTTTTATTATCAATATACAGTTTATCAGAATACAATTCTGTTATTGTTGCAGATTCAGCACGTAAACCTACAAATGTACCAGATTGTACAATAGATGTTGAATTTTGTTGTTTTGTGTTTAAATTATTCATTTATATATTATAAAAATAAATAAAATAATGTTTTTATTTTATTTTATTTATAAACAAATAAAAAAGTTCTTTTATTTTAACGCGTATTTTATATTAACGTAATGTATCACTTTTTGCTTGTGTAAATTGTGGTGTACTTTTATTATCTGCAGGTGCACAATATGTTGGTACAGTGTCGTTATTAAATACAGAACCACTAGGACAATCTTTATAACACAACGTTAATTTATTACTAGTTAAATGACGATAACCAGATGGACAGTCTAATGTACCTATAGTATTGGCTTTAATAGATACATCGTCACCTCTACATCCACCTGTAGATGTATTAAAATGATAATTTGTTGGACAACTTGATGGATCATAACACAATGCACCTATTTGATAAGTATAAGGTGCTTCGCATTTTCCATTACCAGATAATACATCTGCAGCACTACCAATAGGTTTTAATACATTATCTAAAGGACCAAAAGATATTGAAGCAGATTTGTATAAATTATATAAAAAAGATATAAATGATAAAATTAAAAAAAATTTAAGTAATTTAATAAAAAAGGACATTTGTATTAAAAATAAACAATATAAAAAAGTAATTATATTAAATATAAAAAATGTATTATTCTAATAATAACGATGATAATAAATTAAAAATATTATTATCTTTAAATGAAACAGGTACTGAACAACGATCAACAGATTGGTACACAACACGTAAAAAATACTTAACATCTAGTGATCTAGGTTCTGTATTAGGTTTAAACAAATACGAATCACGTGAAACAGTTTTATTTAAAAAATGCGGAATATCTCCTAATTTTAAAGAAAATGTTGCAACACAACATGGTAACTTTTATGAACAAGAAGCTATAGATATGTATTGTTCAATAACAAACAGGACATCTTTTTCATTAGGTCTTGTTGATTATTCAACAATACATGGTTCTAATACTATTATAAAAAATGGTATAGATTTGTCGTTTTTAGCAGGTAGTGTTGATGGTATATCTGTGTTAAAAGATAATTCTACTATTCATCATGAATCTGTATTATCTGTATTAGAAATAAAATGTCCATATAGACGTAAAATAATACATGGACAAATACCTGATTATTATTATCCACAAATACAAATGAATATGCATATATTAAATATACCATATGGAGATTTTATTGAATATATACCAAAAGGATTATGGGGTAAAAAAGAATGTGAAATGAATATTGTACGTGTTTATAAAGATGATGAATGGTTACATACCGTAACACCTGTATTATACGACTTTTGGAAAGAAGTATTGTATTATACAGAACACGGTATACATCATCATCCAAAATATACGTTTTATTTAAATAAATATAAATAAATAACAATAAGTAATATAATAACCGAGAAGTATATACTTCTATACTACTAAAAAATGGGTATACGTGGTTTAAAAACATTAATTAAAAAAAAAGTACCAGGATCGTTAAGAATACGACCTATAACATATTATAAAAATACAATAATAGCTATTGATGTAAATATATTATTATACAAAACATGTTATTCATGTCCTGTAAACGATTATAATTCGTTTTTATTTTTTTTTATTAATAAATGTATTTCTTTTTTAAATAATGGTATATTACCTGTGTTTATATTTGATGGTAAAACACCTATTGAAAAAAAAAAAATATTATATAAAAGACAACTTACAAAACGTAACAATAAAGAACGTTTACAACAATTAAAAAATATACAACATCCTTCTTTTTATATACAAAAACAAATACAAAAATTAGAAAAAAAAACATCTTTAAGTGTAACACATTATCATATTGAATTATTAAAACGTTTATTTTATTCATTAGGAATACCTTATTTTATATCACGATCCGGTGAAGCTGAACAATTATGTGCATGTTTACAAAAACAAAAAATTGTAGATTATTCTGTATCAGATGATACAGATACATTAGTTTTTGGTTCATTTTCATTATTAACATGTTTAAACCGTACAAATATAACATTAATGGAATGGGATTTAAATACAATATTATCTAAATTAAAATTAACATTTCCACAATTTGTAGATTTTTGTATATTAACAGGATGTGATTATACAGAACCTATACCAGGTATAACTATAAACGAAAGTTTATATTATATTCAAAAATACAAAACAATTGAAAACTGTTTACCATTATTACAAAAAAAATACAATGTTAATATTGATCAAGAAACTACTTTATCAAATACAGAAGAAAGTTCACATTCTACATTTTTTAATTATAAACGTGCACGTGAATTGTTTCATACATCGTTAGAAGAAGAATGTGTATCATTATCATCAACTATAAAATTAAACACATTTCAATTATCTACATTTCAAACATTATTACATTCTATAAATTGTACAACGTTTAAAATAAACGATTATTGTTGTAATATACAACAATCTATACAATTATTTAACAATATACATACAAAAAGTTAAAAAAAGAAATGTATTTTTTTTCTATATTTAAAGTAATATTAATAAATTAAAAAAATGGATCCAAGTTGGGAAATACCTTTTAATCCGGAAATGATTCCTGGTGATATGTTTACCGATACTGATATTATGTTCAGAGATGGTTTTGCTCCTAGAAATAGAGATAAAAATGCATTAAAAGCTGAAATTAGAAATCGTTATCCAAATACAACATTTCTTAACGAAAACGAACCAACTATTCTTTTAGGACACGTTTTACGTCCAGATGATGTATCGGCACCGGTAGTACTTAATACTGGAAGAATATTAGTAAGAGCAGGTGTTGTAGATAATGTAGAAGTGTTTATTCGCGCACAAGCTGACATTTTAAATTATATGAGAACTGCTCCAAAAATTAATACATATAAACCAAATTTAAATCCATTATTTGGTGGTGTTAGTATCAGTAGTAATAGTAGTAGTAGTAGTAGTAGTAGTAGTAGTGGTGGTGGTGGTTGTGGTAGTAAAAAAGTAAGTAAACTTAAAAAATTCGGTACATTGTATAATCCACGTACAAAAAGATGTGGAATTGTATACGAAAACACACGTACAGGAGATTTGTATAAATATGTATCAGGCCGTGGTGAACGTAAATTACACAAATTAAAACATACAGAAATTGAACGTGTTGTAGAAGGTAAAATGTCTAAAAGAAAATGCGATAATATGAAAAAAGAATATTATAAAGATAAACCAGGATGTAATGGTGCATTAACATGTAAAAAATATGGAATCATGTATAAACAAGATTCAAAAAAATGCGCATTTGTATATAGAAACCCAAGTGGTGATTTGTATAAAATAGTAAAAAATGCAGGAGGTAAACGTAAATATCGTAAATTAACACCAAAAGAAATAGAACGTGTTGTAAGAGGAAAAGAAATAACTAAAACTAATTGTAAAAGATCTAAAAGGGCTGGTGGATTTGCGTTTAATTTCGGATGTGGATGTGGTGTAGATGCTCCTATATAAATAAAATAAAAAAAATAAAAAAATAAAAAAAATAAAAAAAATAAAAAAAATAAAAAAAATAAAAAGAGTAAAAAGAGTAAAAAAACAAACTAATCTTATAAAAATAAAAAATCTTATAATACTATTAATAATTAATTAAAATATATAAACATGCCAGCAAAAAAAAAAGGAGCAAAAAAAACAACAAAATGTGTTAAATATTATAAAGTATGTAATAAATCAGCATACGTTAAAGGACGTAAAGTAAATGTTTATAAAAATAAAACAAAAGCTGGTTATTTTTATAAAAAACTAGTTAATGGTAAAGCTTCTTATCGTAAACTAAAAACATCTCAATTTAAAAAACCATCACATAAAAAGGTAAAAGGTAAAAGAGTAAGAAAAACAACTAAAAAACTAACAAAACGATCTAAGAAAGTGTTGACAGGTGTAACTAAAAAAATTAAAAAACTATCTAGTCAATTGTCTAAATTAAAGAAACAAAAATCGAAAATACAGAAAAAACTTAGATTTGGTGGTGGTGGATTTGGTACAGGTGGTGAAGCTGGATTATATCAAATGATGGGTCCTACATTGTCATCAACAGATGTTGGATCATCATAAACACACATATTACCGTTATTATTTTTTCATTTATTTATAAAAATAAATGTATACCATGTTTTTATTTACATAGTATACATTTGTTTTTATTTTTATTTTTTATTTTTATTTTTTATTTTTTATTTTTTATTTGTGTATTTATTTTTTATGTAAAAAGTGAAGAATTACTATTTAAACTACCACCTTTATTAACCATTGATGGGTTTAAATACTCAAATAATTTAACAGCCAATGTACCTGCTAATAGTTGCATAACCGTGTAATAAAAGAAAACAGTAGTTGTCATTTTTCCACGTAACAATTGTGATAACGATACAGCAGGATTTAAATTTGCACCAGAATATGAATTTGTTAGATAAATAGCAGCTAGTAATGTAACAGCTACACCAATAGCACCAATATTAGTACCAGAAATATCTGTATTTAGAATAACAAAAATTAAAATAAATGTACCTACAAATTCAAACACAGATGATTTTAATAGAACGTTTTGATTGTTCATTTTGTAATTAATTTTTTAATATTAATTTAATATAAAGAAAATATATTATTTAAACTTATATTATTTTTTAATGTAACGAATAATAATTCTAAAAAACGTAAATTTAAACATTCTTTATATTTCATAAATTGTATAGCATTTGGTATAGGTTGTGGTAAAAATGTTTGAGATTCTGGTATATATAAAATATTCATTAGTAAAGGTGGTGAATGAAAAACAGCTGTATTTGATTCAACAATAGAACAATATTTTGTATAAAATTCTATTCCTTCTGGTGTTGTACGATTAACAGATGCAAATAACACAAGTTGTTCTTTATTATCATTATGTACTGAATATAATGAAATATCGTTTTCTGTAATAGATACATATAAATTAAAATAAATATCTTTATTGTAAAAAAAGAATGTACGTTGTATATTAATACCTAATGGTAATGAACATGGAATGAAAATAAAAGAAGAAAATGACGTAATATCGTTATCGTTTTGTATATGAAAACAAAAATCACTATAATTGTAAAAACGTTCTTTTCTAATATCTAATAAAACATTTTTATTTAAAGAAGGTGTTGTGTAATAATATTCAAAAAATACACATAAATAATCTAAACGTGTATAAAAAGATTCTAAATAACAAGGTATTCCTTTAAACACAACCATATCGTTACAAATACATTCGTATGTATCAAAATAATATGTACATGATAAAATAGTACCAAGATTGTATATTATATCGGGTTCATCGTTTTTATAACAATCATAACCATCATTATCACATTCGTTATTATTATTTGTATGTAATGGATAATCGTCTACATTTAATTCATAATATAAATTATTTTTTAAATACAACATTATTGTTTTTTGAGATGTTAAAGAATTTATATAAAAAGCTAAAATAGCAGGTATACTACATGATTCTGGATTATTTTTTTTACAATAAAACATGTAATTGTATTTTTGTAAATTATTTGTTAATAATGTTTCATCTAATGGTACAGGTGTAGGTAAACAAAATATTTTATAAGGTTCGTTTGTAGTTGTTGTCACATGTTTAGTTTTTTTTTCATTAGTTGATGTAGAATAAGTATTTTGTTTAATATTTCTTTTTGTGTTAAGAAATTCATGAAAATCGTTAATTTTTTGTTTATCTGTAATTTCAATCATTATGAAAACAGTGTTTTAAGTATAAGAAAATAACAAAGACTGTTTTTTAATTGTTATAATATACTAAAAATAATTAAAATAAAAATAAAACGCATTTTATAATAATATTATGGAATTAAGTAAAAAAAAAGATACAGATTATCAACAAAATGCATTAAAAAAAATATACATGTCTTTACCATTTTGTTCTTTTTCTAATAGAGATATAGAACGTTTACAAACTATTTTTTTATCGTTTATTAAAAAATACAAACATGTATTTAAACATATTACACGTTATATATACACATCAAATAATGAACGTTTAACATGTTACACGTTATTATGTTATTTTTGTCCATATGTAACATCAACATACACTTTTAAACAATATATAGGATATTATGATACTGTTTTTTTATTTCATATACAACATATACAGCATTCTTCATTACGAACATTACATATTATACCTTTTTTATCATTATCACATATAAAACGGTTTAAAAAAATTATAGATTATACAACTATTCTTTATAATGACGATAATTTAATATGTCCTAATATAATTACATTTCAAAATAAACAAAAACAATATATACACGATACAGATAATTTTGGTTCTTATATTACAGAATATATAGAACAAACACTAGATCGTTTATTACAACAAGAAGAAGAAACAAGTGATTTTTTAAAAGATAAAATGATAGATGTATTGTATATATTAATAAGATGTAATTATTATCATAAGATTATTTATAATAATATATTAAAAAGTACTGATATTTGTATAAAAAACGGTAATGCGTGTTTTTTTAATTTTGTACATGCATACGATTATTCTGAATTTAAAAAAAATGTACAATTGTTTACAAATAACAATGTGGAATTTTTAGATATCGTTAAACCTTTTTTTAAATATTTATTTTTTTTACAATATGATGATTTTATTAAAACATATATTGATAAAAAATATATAAATTATTATATTAATCAAAAAATAATATATATTCAAAAAAATTATAAACATATTGATGAAAATAATTTTTTAACAAAATTACATATTTTAAGAACAAATAAAACAGAAGAATATGATAATTTATATATATTATTACAAGATCAATATAATATGTTTAAAGAAAAATTAAATATTGATCTTTATTATCATAATAAAGATCAATATATTATACCATTTATAAAAACATTACGACATTTATGTTATTTTTATATTTATAATGAATATATTTTTCCTTTGTAATACATTAAATGAATACAATATTAAAAAAAAACACTATACCTTTTTATACATTAAATATACGACAATTACAATCTATTATTGAAATGTATCTTAAATTAAGACACGGTTATCATGAATATACAGATATATTACCCTTTAAAAATATTCCTCGTAAATTTAAAGTATACTACTCTGTTAAAAACGGTAACGTGTTTTTATGTTTATTTTTATTATGTTATTTTAATCCAAAATCTATAGATTATTGGGTTATTACAAAAATATTAGGTTGTGGAAAATTTTCGTGTATTTTAGAACTTAGAAATACATTTAATGATAATATTAGAGCATTAAAAGTTGTACCTTTTATACATATTGAAGAAGAAGAAGTTGATTTTAAAAAAGAATGCGAATTACTATATTATATACAAAGTATTAACAACTCTTCTTATGCTCCTATTATATACAGAGATTCAATATATATAAATAAAGAAGAAAAATTTGGTTCGTTTACAATGGAAAAAATAAAATATACATTAGAATATGCAGCAACGTTACGTATACGAAGAAACGAATCTCCTTTTTTAAAAGAAGAAATAGATAGATTATTAGATATTCTTATAGATTTAAATTATACACACGATATAACACATAACGATGTTAATTTAGGTAATATTGGATTTAAAGATAACGGAAAACTGTGTTTACTTGATTTTGGTTTTGCTTATACATTAGATCATTATATACAAAGAATTAAGCCCTATGATATTTTATATAATATGGTTAAAAATTTATATATAAAAACTGTTTATAAATATATATCTATTTATGATTTTTCAAATTTTATTGAATACGAATGTTCTGATTTTATGTATAAGCATAAATTAAATAGCGAAACGATAGAAAAAAATAAACAATTATTAATTAATACATTATTAGAAAAACTTAATAATACAACTATAGGCATAAATAAAGGATATGCTAAATTTTTATTTCATCTTTCATATAACAATAATTCTTTTTATAAAAAAATAAAAAAAACAATGTTAAAACATAATAGAAAAATTATAGAAGAGGTAGAAGAGGCGTGTAATGTTTATAATTTAGGATATATTATATTTAATATTACACACAGTCTTGTTTTTTTAAATCTTGCTTATGTTTCTTACAACGAATTATCAGAAGAACAAAAAACTAATTTATAACCTAAATATACATTTTTATATGTTTTATTATCACTTTCATTTTTATGATATTTTACACATGTTATTTGTGTAAAATTTTCAAATTGTTCAAAAAAATCTGTTTTGCGTAATTTTTTTAATTCTGGATATTTTTGTGATAATCGTGTCATATTTAATTCTTCACGTGTTAAAAACCCATCTTCTGTTTTTTCAATACAATCGTCTATAAAATCTCGAAATATACTTGTTGAATTAAAATAAGAATCTGTGTGTAATTCTATTTTTTCAATTCTAGGTAATCCATATTTCTTGTATTTTGTACAATAATAATGTATTAATTTATGCATAAAAACTATACTATAATGTTTAAGTACAGTTTTTAATGTATAATCTATTTTATACACGTGTTCCATATCTTTCCATTTTTTATCTTTTGGATTATCGACAAATTTAGATTCAAATGGAATATTTCGTATACGTCGACGTGTACCACCATCATCTGATGATACAGGTGGTAAACTGTTTGAACAAACAACTAATTTCCATTGTGGTATAAAAACTTCTTGGTTTTTATACAATTGTCTACCTGAAATAGAATCGTTACCTGTCATGTTTTTTAATACATTCATGTTTAAGTAATTGTTATCACCTGTTTCTATTTCTTGAAAAGAAACAAACCGTTTATCTTTTAAACTCATTATTGCTGAATTTGCGTTTTGTGGATTTTCACGTTTACTTGTTATTATTGAACTATGTCCACATGTACCATATTCACCTAATGTGTGTAATATTAAAGATATAAAAGTAGATTTACCATTTGCACCTGTTTGTGTACTAGATGTACCTGTAAAAAAATGAATTAATTCTTCACATACTGAACCAGATAAACATGAACTTATAAATGTTAACACATAATCCATAATAGATGAATCTGGAAATATTTCTGATAATAACGTGTTTAACGATTCTTCTAATGAAGAATATTCTTCTATTTCTTCTGGGTGTAAATAATTATATCCAACAGACATTGCGATATAATCATCACGATAACCTTCACGAAACACGTTTTCTTGTAAATCGTAAACACCATTATTAAATCCAATTAAATGATGTGTTGTGTTTAATAAAGATGAAAAATTAGGTTTATAAAAAAGAGTGTTTAGTATATGCCAATCACCGACAATTCTTCCACCTTGTGTTTTTTCTTTAACATTTATAAGACGTGTTCGTATATCATGGTTTGGGTGATCATCTGTTTCTGGAATATTTGCATCTTTTTTAAATTTTATTATTTCACGATCAAGACGTAAATGGAAATCTGTTATTATTTTTTTAGATAAAAAAATTTTATCTGTATCAATTTGCCACGATACACCATTATAATAATACCATTCACCATTTGAAAAAACAAAATCTTCACCGTAAATAGTAGCTAATGTTGATGCTATTTCATTGTAAAAATCTCCCATATTAGCTATAGTGTTTTTATGTAATTTGTTTACTATTTCTGGATCGTATTGTCGAACTAAATTTAAAAAAGGTGTAGATATACCTCTCGGATATTCATTAAATGATAACCATTTCATATGTGTTTCTTTTTTATTGTATCTGCTACTTTTCATACTAAATTCGTGCCATATATCTTCAGTACCACCAGCTGTGAAAAATTTAATACCTACATTTATCCATGTATCGTAATCATCAGCTAATTTTGGATCTAATGCGTTTATACAATCTAATAAGAATTTATCATGCGTGTATAATGTTTCTGCTGTATCACATATACGATTATGTAATCGGTCTTCTTTTGAAATTTTTTTTTTTTTTAACATGCCAAGTTCTTTAAATGTTGGTTTGTTGATATATGTGATAAGACAGTCGTAAATAGAATGTTGATCTGTTTGTATTTTTAAATATCGTTCTTGTCCCATTTTTGTTGAATTTGGTATACGTAAACAACCATTAGCTTTATATACACCTAAATCTAATCCAAGAATAGTAGATGTATTATCTTTATTATTTTCAAATCCTTTTTTAATAAATTCTCTTAAAACTTTAATATCTGTAAAACAGGCTTTATCTGTTAATACTACATGAAAACTTGTTTTTGCTACAGAATCGTTGTGTTTTGTAACCATACCACTAGAATCAATAACAGCAAAATCTCGTTCATTTACATCTGTAATATTATAATCATCATTTAACAATTTTATTGTTTTTTCAATTAATGAATGTACTATTGTGTTTTTTAATGTTTCATCAACAGCTGGGCATATATCAATATCAAAAAACAGTTTTATTTTTTTTTCAGGTATAATGTGTTCATAAAAATTACGAAGTTTTTCTGGTTTTAAAGACTCTGCAAATGTAATAAAATCTTCATAACTAGGTGGTACAACATATTCTTTTGCACCAATAGTTGTTTTATCACGTGAAAAAATAATATTTGGATTTGTGTCTTTAATTGTTTTTAATTTAGGTTCATATTGTGGATAATAGTTCATTTTGTATAATAGGAAGAAAATTTGAAAGAAAAAAGACCGTTGCCGTTATTTTGTCAAAAGACAAATGTTTTTATATTGTTTATAATATAAACAATATGTATTTATATTTCTTGATTTTGTATTTTAAAATTAAAAAGAGTCAAGGGTTTAAAAAATAATATTTATTTTTATATTTTAATTTAATTTATTTTTAAACTGTTATTATTTTTTTATGCGGTGTTGGAAATGGTAAAAGAACAAGTATTTTTTTTTCAGTTGTTACTATTTTTTTTAAACGTTGTTCTATTTCGTCCCAAAAATTCCATGCTAAAATAACTAATGCTATTGGTTTATTGTTTTCAATATGTGTTATATAATGTACAGGATAAACAGGAATAGATGTTCCTGGACAATATGTATTTTGTTTTAAAATAGCATCATCAAGTACAAATTGAAATAAAGGTACTGTATTATTATAACTATTTAATAAAAAATGAAGAAGAGTCATTCCTTTTGCTGCAGCACCATATGCGCCTATAATATATTTTTTATCTTGTAATTCTTGTATTGTTTTTAACATCCATTCTTTTATTTTATACGAACGATTAGAAAACAATGTATAAAATGTATCTTTTGTAATACCTATTTTTTTTTCATATTCTATACGATGAAACAAGCTAGTATCGTTTTCTTTAGCAATAGTCATAGTTACTAAACACGATGTACCATGTATAGGTGTTGTTTCAAAAGAACGAATATGTAATCCAGAAAGTATTGCTACTTTTAAAAAAGAATGTGCAGTAAAAAAAGAAATATGTTCATGATAAGCTGTATCAAATTGTCCATATTCGTGCATATTACATTGTGATGTTTGTATATATAATAACGTACGTTTACTCATAATAGATACACACGCTTTTAAAAACATAACAGGATCTGGTACATGTGCTAATACATTTTGTACTACTATAGCGTGTAAATTGTTTTTTATAGGAAGTTCTGGAAACAAAAGAGACGAATTTCCCCAAAATCCTGTTTTAACAATATGTCCTTTTTTTAATGCATACGATACTAAATTAATAGCAGGATCTATTCCATATGTATTCCATTCTAAATTTTTAAAATGATCAAGTTGTGTACCATCATTACATCCTATTTCAAAAACATTTCCTTTTTTTACACCTGTTTCGTTTTGTATTTTATAAGATAACCATTTAAAATAAGTATTAAGTGTTGTAGATGTACCAGATTGGTATAAATAATGAACAAACAGATCATCTCTATTTGCTATATATGAAAGATGAAAATGATGACATTTTTTACACCATATTAATTTAATTGGATAACGTGGTAAATTTAAAGATATTGTACTATTGGTATAAAAACTATTAGCAAAAGGATGATTACCAAGATCAAGAACTGTTTTTTGTTGAGATGATCCACATACAGGACAAGGTATAATATATTGTTCTGTGTTTTCATGTTTATAATGTACACCTTTAGGTATTATACTATTTGGTATATGTTTATTAAATTCATATAATACATGTGATAAATTTCCATAAAATGTAAACTGAAAAGTATTTATAAACGATAAACAATTTACATAAAATCCTATATTATTATTATTATTATTATTATTAATATGTACAGAAACATTTGACAATTTTCCAATATAATTTGCTACTTTTAAAACAGTTGTATGAAAAGACGCAATATTCCATATATTAAATGTAGATATCTTTTTTTTATCATATGGAAATATAAGCATAGATTCTATAACTCTGTTTAAATCATTTAACCATAAATACGATCGATAAGATAAAGGATTATAAACATGTATTTGTTTATTATGATAAGCAGAATAAAAAAATTGTGGAATAGATAAATCTGTACGTTGACCTATAGAAACACCAACAACAGTTCCAAAACGAAGAATAGATATTCTAGGACTTGTTTTTTTATTTATTTTATATTTTAAATATAATTCACGTTTATACATAGTCATAGTATATTTATCTAATAAATAATACGATATAGTATCTGTTTCTTTTGCATTTGTTTTTCCTTCTAAAACAGCACTAGTTGATGCTGTTATTAAATGTTGTTTAGTATTCATTTTATAAACAAGATCTAAAACGTCTAATACATTTCGTTTATAACGTTGTTTAGATGATAACGCTGTACATTCTAAACGTCCAGTACATCCACCTAAAAAAACAACAGTATCATAAAATTGTAGTTCATCGTATGTAATAAATTGGCTATTTTTTTTTATAATAGTAAGAGGAAATAAAACAATTTGTGGATTTTCATCATAAGCTGTAATATTAAATCCTTTTTTATATAAAAAAAGAGATAATTCTGATCCAATATTACCACTAGCACCTATAATAGCAATATTTTTTATACTAATAGTAGTATTTATAGTACTAATAAATAAAAAAAAGACAGATTTCAAAAAAAACATGTTTATTTAACAATTAAAAAAATATTTGTTTATATCCTTTAAACGTTTTTTTTTTCTACTTCAAATACTTGTGATAGTTTATACGATTGATAATCTTGAATTAATTGTTGTAATATTTCTAATTTTATTTCTTTTTCTGTTTTATTATTTGTTTTATGAACATCGTCATAAATACTATTAAAAAAATCTATTTGGTTTTTATTTAATTTATTTAATAATTCTTGTTGTAAAATATATTTTTTAATATTTTCCATTTATATTCGTTTATTTTTTAGTTAATATTATTATAGTATTAATTAAAAAATGAACACACAGAAAAAAACATTTGGTTTTATTATACCTGTACATTGTTCAACATCAGATCATTTACAATATTATAAAATATGTTATAATGGTATACGAAAATATTATGATAATAAAATTATATTTATTAATGATAATAGTGCATTATTTAAAACAGATTTTGAAGAACATAAACATACCTTTACAAATGTAGGATACATAGATTCTAATTTTCCAGGTAGAGGTGAATTGTTACCTTATTTTTATTTTTTTGTATCAAAATTTTTTGATATAGCTGTTATTATACACGATTCTATGTTTATACAACACCCTTTTCCTATAGATATTGAAAAAGTTGAAAATGTACAATTTTTATGGTGTTTTAACGAATACGAACCTTATTATAAAGGATTTATAGATTTTGCTACGCGTCTTATGAATGTTGATCCATCGTTATACGATAAGAGACGATTATTTAATGATCAAGAAAATTGCTGGATTCCATGTTTTGGTGTATCTTCTATTATAACACATGAATTTATAACATTATTACATCGTTCGTTTAATTTTTTTGGAATTTTACTTCCATGTATTGATACTAGATTTTATCGTATGTGTTTAGAACGTCTTTTTGGTGTATTATGTTATGCACTTTTAAAAGATAATATAAAAAAAACTATATTTGGTAATATAGAAACATATGGTAGTTTTACATATTCTGGATATCTTAAAAATAAAGAAAAATTAAAACATTTTCCAATATTAAAAATATTATCTGATAGATAAAAAAAAAATGAATATAAAAAAAGAATTAGGTATTTATTATACAACAAATGTATGTTATATCTTTCAAAATATACCTTTTCTTTTTAATACACAAGTATCAACACCTATTTGTATTATAGAACCTTTTTTTGGTAATGGTGATTTAATTCATTGGTGTAATACTAATAATACATTTAATTTAAATTTTACTGCCGAATGTTACGATATACGTAATTTATCAAATACTATACAACAAGATACGTTATTAAATCCACCTACTTATAAACATAAATATGTGATAACAAATCCACCATTTTTAGCTTATAATAAAAAAAAAATAGTTAATCATATAACATGTTTTAAAAAATATCCATATTGTAATGATTTGTATAAATGTTTTATAATGTCATTAATAAAAGGACATGTTGAAGGTGGTATACTTATACTTCCATTAAATTTTTGGTGTTCGTTATGTTCAAATGATATTTTATTACGTAAAATGTTTATAGAATTATACGATATAACACATATGAATATTTTTTACGAACGTGTTTTTAAAGATACAACATGTAATATATGTTCATTTCGTTTTATTAAAAAAAATACACAATCTTCTTCTTTTTTTAATATAACATGTTATCCTTTTAAAACATGTCTTATTTCTGATATATTTAAAGAAGAAACATGTTATTTATTAAAAGGCGGTTTGTTTATATATAAAATATTATCTATTAAAAATAATGTTAAAAACCCATATACTATACAACGTTATAATAACAAAATACATACAAATGATACTTTTATAATATTATGTCAAGTTATTGATATGAGTCCTGTAAATAATATACATATTGAAAAAATAAATACATTATCATCGTATACTATTAATAAAACATCAAGAGCTTATATTTATATTTCTATTTTACCACATTTACCATTAGAATCTGATTATGATAAATTGTGTTCATTGTTTAATACAATATTAACAACAGAAAGAGAACAATCTTTATCTTTATTTTTATCTTCTTATCGTGAATATTATCGTAAACGTTTATCATTTACATTATTATATAATATTATTTATTATATATTATATACTTTTTTTTAATTTATAATAAATAACAATATAAAATAGAATAAACAACATGTTTTTTCTATTTTTTTTAAGAATGTGTAATTAATAATTCAATATACCAATTATGACCATTACAATGATAAGGTACAGATAATAACGAATCACTGTATAAAGATAAAGATAATCTAGATAATTTAGATATATTGTTTAATTTACGTTTATACATGATGTTTTTATTTTGTTGAATGTATATGTAATCTTTAGGATTACAAAAATATATTTCTGCGAATAAATTCGCATAATCCCGTGTTATATTGTTCATATACCATTCATTACATTGTATATATACAACATTTGAACCTTTTAAACACGGACTATGTATTAAACGTATACTATAATTTGTTAAAGAATTATAAATAGGTTGTGCTATATGTATATAATTTTCTTGAAAACCGTATACTTCATACCC